GATATCTTTGCAGTAGGTGATGAAGTAGAAAGATTTGCAGTTGGAGATAAAGTATATCTTCAGATGAATGCCCTCAATACCTCAGAAGTAATTGATGTTGAAGGAGCTCTCAAGCTTATGGTGCGAGAGCATGATATTGCAATCACATGGTAAACTTTAGCCAAGAAGCACAAGAGCAATATGAAAAAGTTATTTGCTCTAAAGAGGAGATCAGTGGTACTCCACTTGACGTATCTAGTAGGATTATCATTGTTAATGATGCTACTAGACCAAGTCATTATGGTGGTAAGGATTCTGTCTACGAAGTTTTTAATGTACTAGAAGCTTGGGGATTAGATAAAGATTTCTATCTTGGTAATGTAATTAAGTATGTAGCTAGAGCCGGAAAGAAAAGTAGAACTACTGAAAAAGAAGATCTTCAGAAAGCTTTAGTATATTTACAAAGAAGAATAGACTCATTATGATCTGGTTAAAAGCACTTGCACTTATATTTGGTATTAGTACATTACTGTTCTTTTGGATTGTTATTAATGCAATGACAAGACCTGTATATAATAAGATGCACAATATATACCAAGAGGATGAGAAAGGTAGAGTTATTGCTAACTATACAATAGGTGCAATGATTATAGTATCTTTTCTTTTAGGTTACATGCTTGGATAATATAAACCTCTACCCTGTCACAGTCCCTGGTTGCTTAGCTAGGGACTTTTTTATGTGATTTATTTTTAGTATATTATAGTATGGTAGAATTCAGTAAACAAGGAGATGTATCTACAACTGGTACAGTGTTATACACTGGCAATAGTAGTACAATATTAACTAAGATTATAGGCATTAGGTTTAATAATCCAGGCGCGTATGATCTTAAATTAGAAAAACTTGATTATGCTACAAGTACTACTAACACTATATATGATCTAAGTCTATCTGCTGGAGATACTTTAACAGATAACTTTACTTATGCTCTAAACCCCGGAGATCAGCTTATTGCCACAGCAAGTATTACCGGAACTACATATTACATATACGGAATAGATTATGCAAGTAGTTGATGCTAACGGAAATGTATTTGGTACAAATGGTCTTGAAATAATTGGACCAGATGGTAAACCAAAAGGTGGTGGTAGTGGTGCACAAGGCCCGGCTGGACCACAGGGTGTGCAAGGTATTACAGGCATACAAGGTTCAGTAGGAAGTCAAGGTTTTACTGGCACTCAAGGAACAACAGGAACTGGTACTCAAGGTACCACAGGTTCAATAGGTCCACAAGGAGTACAAGGTATAATAGGTACAGGCACTCAAGGTACGCAGGGTATTACAGGTACTGGTACACAGGGAACTACCGGTGCTCAAGGACTTAGAGGAGCACAAGGAGTGCAGGGTCCATCAGGTGGTGGCGGTGGTGGTACTACAGCTATTGGTATACATGCTCTTGTAAAGCCAAGATCAGGTGTAGTAATATCAGCTATGTTAACAACAACTGGATATAGTTCTACTTCACAAGTAGCTAATAGAATGATACTTTATCCCTTTATACCGGCAAATAATTTTGTATCTACAAACTTTATAATAAGGGTGGCTACAGCTCAGGCCGGTTCTTCTGCCATGATTGTAATGTATAATGACTTAAATGGTTCTCCAGATTTTCTATTGTTTGCAAGTGTAGTTTTAGACTGTTCAACAACTGGAAATAAAACTTTTGATTTGGAATATCCTTTTTTTGCTGGAGAAACCTATTGGATTGGATATTGGGGTAATGGGACGCAATCAGTATTTACTATGCCAGCAGCAAATATGCTACATATTAGAAGTGCCGGAGCTATACCTGCTCCAAGTAATGGAGTGATTGTAACTACACCTTTTAATCCATCACCTCCAGCTCAATTAACTGTGGTTAATACAAGCAATCAAGCTATGCCATTTGTGGGAATAACTCAACAATAAAATACATAACTATGCCACAAGTAAGAAATGAAATATATGATATCAACGGTCTTGTAAGAGTTGAGTTCATTGAAGTAGATGAACCTACTCAGGAAGAACTTATTGCTCAAAAAGAAGCAGAACTAATTGCTGTGTATCAAGAACTCCAAAGATTAAAAGATAATCAGTAATTTGCAGTTTATAGATATTTTTTGTATATTATAATGTATACATTTAATATTTATAACCATGGACATTTTAAATTTTATTTCTTGGATTAAAAGTGGAGAGTATAGAACAACTCTTCCTACAGATACACCATCTCTAATTCCTGTTGGGGCAAAAGACCCTACTCGTGATGATGGCTACAGATCATTGGCAATTAATGCAGCACCTTTACAGTCATTGTATAATAAAGCTAATGCAACACAGTTAACAAGTATAACTACTGCTGTTACTGTAGATGCTCATAATGGTATTATTACCACTGTATCATCTACACTTGCTGCAGCTACAGAAGCTGTTTTTACAGTAAACAACCCAGTTGTAACAGCTGCATCTAGAGTAATTGTTTCAGTAGAATATGATGAGGCAACTAATGGTTTCCCACTTGCTAATGTAGCAGATATTGCAAATGGTTCATTTAAAGTAGTTTTACTCAATGCTGGTGCAGCAGCACTTGCAGGTGTTGTAAAGATTCACTTTATTGTAATTAACTAATCATGTTAAATAATCTCACCAATTTTTTTAACCTTATTGTAAGCAGAAGGGTTAGAACTACAGCAGCTCCAGATGATCTTGTTGCTCTTGGTGTAAGAGATCCAAGAACTCCTGGTATCTATCAACCTACAGCAATTCAAGTTTCAGATCTGACAAGTGCTCAGCAGTCAAGTGGTTTATTAATTGATTTTCAGATTCAGAAGATTTTTAATACTGCTACAACTCCCGGGACAGGTAATATTACCAATGATCTTACTAATGCTAAGTTAGGTATTGTACAAAAGATCTACCATAATAGTCTTATTGCACCGTCAATGCCTATAGGATGGGTATTAGTAGGTGGTGGTATTTATGTACCAGGTGTACTTAATATTATCTATGCTGAATGGTGTGGTGGAACAAGAGTAGAATACTGGGTTACACAATAACATCTAGATCATGTCAAGAGCGTATCAATCATCCAGGTTAAAGATACCTGCAAAGCCGTTTATCTCAACATGGAATACGGCTATAACATATACTGGTTCTACAGCAAATAATCAGATTAGATTACCTCTTCTCTCAACAGGTATATATAAGTTTACCGTAAACTGGGGTGATAATACTTCAGATAATATTACTACTTGGAATCAAGCAGAAGTAACACATACCTATGCTGCACCAGGAACATATACAGTTACTATTACTGGTTTTATTAAGGGATGGGACTTTTCAGGTCAAAATCAGGTAAGTCCTGCAGGTGTTGTTGGGGATAGAAGAAAACTTACATCAATTACTCAGTTTGGGTGTCTTGAGTTTGTAACATTTTCTACTACAACATTAATAGCAGGAGCATTTTACCAATGTACAAACCTTACATTAAACGGTTTACAAGACTATCCAAACTTTAAGAACTGCACACAAGTTACAGGATTCCTTAGAGAATGTACCGGATTAGTAACTATTCCAGGTGTAAATAAATGGGATGTATCTAAAGTTACTTGGTTCAGAAACTTTTTTAGAGAAGCTGTGAACTTTAATGATAATGTAGGTAACTGGAATATGTCTAGAGCTACAGATACTGCTGTAATGTTTAGAGGTAGTACTACAATTGTACCTTATGGATCATTTAATAATGGTGGTTCAAGTTCAATTAAAAATTGGGACATGAGTAAGGTTAATAATATGAATGCAATGCTCTATGTCCAAAGATTCTTTGATCAAGAAATTGGATTATGGGATGTATCTAATGTAACTGACATGGGCTTCTTTATGACATGTAATATTGCTGCTTTTGGTGCAACTTCTATTATAGCTGGTAACTTTAATAATGCAGGATCAGATTCCATAAAAAATTGGAATACATCTAAGATGACAAATATGTCAATTGCATTTTCAGGGCAGGGCATATTTAATCAACCTATTAGTAATTGGGATACTAGTAATGTAACTAACATGAGTTATATGTTCCAAGCCCCATCATTTAATTATTCATTAAATAATTGGGATGTTAGAAAGGTTACTAATATGGATAGAATGATGCAAGGAGCTGTTGCATATAGTCATCCACTAAACAATTGGCAGATACCTCTTGTAACTAATATGACTAACTTTATGTACAATAGTGATCCGCTTTATTTAACTATTGCATTTAGTAAACAAAACTACTCAGACTTCTTAATTAGCTTAGCTGCACAACCAGTAAAACCAAATGTTCCAATAAGAGTAAATCAGTTTTATAGTCCAGCTGCTGCTGCCGCAAGAGCAGTTCTTACATCAGCACCAAATAACTGGACAATTGTAGACTTAGGAGAACAACCGTAAAAAATATATTATGTGGTATTTAGCAACAAATGAGACTGATGTTTTTCACTATGGTGAACTATTTGAAGGAGCAAATGTAACAACTGGACAACCAAAGTTAGATTACTTTGAAACAAAAGAAGATCTAGTTGCAGCATTGGCAAGTTATAATCAAGAGTTTATTGATCCAAATTTAGAAGAACTAAGTCAACCCCCTCTACCAGAGGAGTAAACTAAACAAATTCAAAGCCTTAAGATAACTTGAGGCTTTCTTGTTTTTAAAAAATATTTTTTGTATATTATAGTATACTATACATTAAATACATAAATCATGTCAGTAGGCAATATAAATTCATACGGAGATAAAAAGAATAATTTCTCCTTTCAGTATAGAGTTCTTAAAGGAATTACAGATCTAATAACTGCTATTACTGGAGTCACTATTAGTATAAATCCACAGGTTAGAACAACTAATGTAATTAGAACTACTGCTGCGGGATCAGTATCTGCTGGTAAATATAGTGTATCATTTGGTAATGTAGGAGCAGCAAATGGTACAGTAAAAGGTGTTACCCTTAAACCATTTGAGACTATTAACTTTGATGCAGGAACTCTTAATAATACACTAGATACAATTGATTATGATGCTACAGGAACAGACTTCCTTATCATATATCTTTCCTAATAGGTGTATATTTGTAAAGTATAGAAATTACTAAAGACTATTATTATGTCAACTGAAATTAATTTAGGTGGTGGTGGTGGAGGTATTGGTGTCCAAGGGATCCAAGGTATCCAAGGCACTGCTGGTACAGGATCACAAGGCTTATTTGCCCAAATATATATTACTGGAAATGTAGCAGCTAGTGCTATAAACACAAATCAATTAGTACAAAATTTTACACTTGATCAAGCAAATGCTATTAACTTAGTTAATTTTGGTGGAACAAATGATGCTTTACAAGTAACTGAGGCCGGTAGATATAAAGTAAATGCTAGATTTCATAGTAATAATGGATCTGCTACATCTGAAGATATTGCTATTGCTTGTGCCGTAAATGGAACTTTTGTAACAGCTTCTGTAAATAACATTTCAAATATTGAAGCGGGGGACTTTGCTTCAACTGAATTTGATGTTATTCTCAACTTAAATGCCGGTGATAGAGTAAACTTTTATTGGAGAACAACTTCTCTTAGTCTTGTATTAAATCCAGCAATATTAAATATATTAGGTTACTCCGTTGTAATAAACATGATTAATGTTGCCTATGTATCTCAAGGGATACAAGGTATCCAAGGTTTATTAGGTATACAAGGTACTCAAGGCCTACAGGGCTTAGATGGTGCATTTGCTGCACAAGGAATTCAGGGAACTCAGGGTATCCAAGGCATACAAGGACAAATAGGAACACAAGGTATAACTGGAGCTGGTATTCAGGGGATCCAAGGAATCCAGGGTGTGCAAGGAACTGATGGTTTACAAGGGGCAACAGGAACAGGAATACAAGGCATCCAGGGAACAACTGGTGCAACAGGAAACACTGGATCACAAGGTGTTCAAGGAATTCAAGGTACAGAAGGATTACAAGGTTTAACGGGTAGTCAAGGATCAACAGGAAATACTGGTATTCAAGGAGCTACCGGCACTCAGGGAGCTATAGGTATCCAAGGATTACAAGGAATCCAAGGTCTTACTGGAGCAACAGGTGCAGGTGGTGCAGTTGGATATTATGGTTCATTTTATTCTACTCAAGACCAAAATGCTCTTGCAATTAATACATTGACAGTTGCAACATTTAATAATACATCATTAAGTAATGGTATTAGTGTAGTTTCTAATTCACAAGTTACTTTTGCAAATACAGGTAGATATGCTTTAAATTTTTCCATTCAACTTGACAAAATCAGTTCGGGTGGTGGAGATAACTTTTTTGTATGGTTAAGAAAAAATGGTGCAGATGTTGCAGATAGTGCTACTAAATATGTAGTTCAATCTAATTACCGTTTTGTAGTTTCTTCTTTAGATTTTTTATTAGATCTAAATGCAGGAGATTTTATTGAAATTGCATGGTCAGTTAATAATACTGACATTATATTAGAATATGATGCCGGAGTTTCTCCATATCCTGCAGTTCCTTCTATTATTTTAAATGCTTTCCAGGTAACATATGCAATTCAAGGAACACAAGGAACTACAGGAGCAGGAACTCAAGGTATCCAAGGAATTCAAGGAATTCAAGGTGCAGGGACTTTGGGATATTTTGCAACTATTTACCGAAACACCCCATTAACACCTGTTGCACCAAATACAGGTCAAATAATTCTGTTTAATAGTGGTTTCATTAATAACACTGGTTTTGCTCAATCAAGTTTATTTGGAACTAATTCAGGAGTTGTAACAAGTAACTTTGGTTGGTATAGAGTTTATTTACAAGTTCAGGTTTCTAATGCAAGTGTATCATCAGAAACTGCTCTTATAAATATTGCAAGTGGTTTTTCTGCTATTAGTGAAGCGACTATTAGAACTACTATTCCTGCAAATTCAAGGGCAGTATTAGAAACAGAAGCTCTTATTGAAATTACTGCTTCAAACCAAGAAATCAGAGCAGTTTGGGAAGCAAGTTCTACAAGTGTAACAATTGCGGCTACTAATGGTTTTGCCGTTGTAATGCAACTTGAAAATGTGGCAAACATCCTTCAAGGTACTCAAGGTACTCAAGGTTTAGCAGGTGCCTCTGGTTCAACTGGAGCTCAGGGTATTCAAGGAATTCAGGGAATTGATGGTATACAAGGTGCTACGGGAGTACAAGGCACAACTGGAGCAACTGGTAATACTGGTTCACAGGGTATTCAGGGCATTACTGGAATTCAAGGTGATTTTGGTATTCAGGGAACACAAGGTCTGCAAGGTATTCAGGGTATAGGTAATGTGGGTGCTCAAGGTATTCAAGGGATTACTGGGACACAGGGCATCCAGGGTATTCAAGGACTTCAAGGAGATCCTGGTGTAGTAGGGTATTACTATGGAGCATATGATACAAGTAACCAAACAGCAGGTGCAATAAATACAGAGGTAATTATATTATTCTCAAATAGTTACGGATCAAATAGTGTAAGTTATACAGCCGGCACATTTAGAATAAATGAAGCTGCTGTATATAAAATACAATGTGAAGTTAATTGGAGAAACGGTGATCCAACTAATGTTGCAACTGGAGCTCTCTATGCAAAAGTAAATGGTACTGCTGTTGTTGGAACTACTACATTTCAAACTGTAGGAGCTCTTACAAGTGAAAGTACTATAATTGAAATTACACAAGCATTTAATGCTGGTGATACAATTCAATTTGCATTTACTGTAGATAATACAAATTTATCTCTTAGATTTGCTGCAGCAAGTTCACCTCTTCCATCTGGTGCAAGTGCCATTGCAAATATTGCACAAGTAGCTAGAACATTAGGACCGTTAGATGGTAATATTCAATTATCTTGGACCTCTGGTTATTTTAACCTAACAAACGGTACTGATAACCAAATTCCATTTAATAACTCTGTATTTAGTTTTGGAGCTGCATTAACTTCATCTAACTTGTCAACAGCTAATGCTGCAGTACAATTTTTATATACTGGAGTTTATATAGTAAATGTAAGATGGCATTTATTTGATCAGGGTAGTAATGCAACAACATCTACAACTTTGTATACATCTACAAATGGTACAGTTTGGACTTTTAATACAATTATTGGATTAATGAGATATACTGGAACTAATACAAATCAAATACAAAATAGTACTTTCCTAGTTAGAGTTACTTCATTACCATTCTATATTCAACCACGTATAAATCCAAGTGCAAATGCTCCATTCCCAGCTGATCTAGGTGCACCTACTGCATTTAGTGTGACAAGAGTGGGAGATCTATAATATATTATTTATATTTGTTGGAAAACCAACAGTATGAATAATTTATGTCAACTAGCATTAGCTAACGGAGGATCAGTTAACTATTTAACAATTCCATCAAATATAACAGAGGGGTTAGGACTTACTAACCCTTCTGTATTTTATATGGATGGTAAATACTTACTTAATCTGAGACATGTTCAATATGCACTATATCATAGTGAAGGAGATCAGAAATACCAGACAATGTGGGGTCCTCTCTCATATCTAAATCCTGAAGATGATCTTACACTTAGAACTACAAACTATTTATGTGAGTTAGATCCAAATAATCTATCAATTGATCAGTATAAAAAAGTTGATACGTCTAACTTAGATGTAACTCCTGTTTGGGAGTTTGTGGGTCTTGAAGATGCAAGAATAGTTTACTGGAAGCATGATATCTTTCTTACTGGTGTTAGGAGAGATACTAAGACTACGGGTGAAGGTAGAATGGAACTATCTAAATTAAGTTCTGGTGCAACTGAAATTGAAAGACATAGAATAGAACCACCAACATATTCATATTGTGAGAAAAACTGGATGCCTATTCTAGATATGCCATTTCACTATGTTAAGTGGACTAATCCCACAGAAGTAGTAAAAGTTGATTTAAAAAAAGCTAGTGCTGAAACTGTATACATTGTAGAACAAGATGTTACTTTTCCAAGAGATATTAGAGGAGGATCACAAGTTATTACATATGGTGAATACCGTGTTGCATTAACTCATGAAGTAAACCTTTGGAACAATGAACAAGGAAAAAAAGATGCTCAGTACTATCATAGATTTATAATATGGGACATGGAGTGGAACATAGTTGCACACTCTGATGCATTTAAGTTTATGACTGCAAATATTGAGTTCTCCTGTGGTTTAACATATGATGGTAAAGACTTTATTATTCCATTTGGTTTTCATGACTCTACAGCCTTTATTTTAAGACTGCCATCTGCAGTATTTAATAATATGTGTGGTTTGCCAGAGGATGCTATTAAACAAGATATTAAAGGTAGTACACCATACAAATTAGAAAAATTTATTACAAATCCCTACTCAGGTAAATGTAACTATGATCTAGCTCAACACTATTATGAGTCTGGTCATCTTGCATCAGCAATGTCATTCTATATTAGAACTGCAGAGTTTTCTAAAGATGATGATCTAGTATATGAAGCTCTACTAATGGTTGCTAAATGTTTACAGAGAATTGGTAGAAGAAGAACTACTGAACTGGGTCTTTGGTTAAATGCTGTGTCATTTAAACCAGATAGACCGGAAGCATATCTATTTATAAGTGAGTATCATGAGCAACATAAGAACTATGCTCAGGCATATTCATATGCTATAATAGGCTTACAGTATGCAGATAATGCCAAAGAGATATCTAGTAATATAGGTTATCTTGGTAAATATCAATTAGAGTTTCAAAAAGCAGTTTCTGCATGGTGGATTGGCAAAGGTAAAGAAGCAAGAAATATGTTTTTTACACTTGCTGATAATGCACATATAATGGCAGACTATTACCAAAGATTAGTACAGACTAACATTACATCTCTAGGATCAGGACCAGACCCCTTCTTAAGATACCACAAAGGATTTCATGATCAACTAAAATATAAGTTTCCAGGATCTGAAAATATTGAGAAGAACTATTCTCAAACCTATCAAGACATGTTTATACTTACCATGCTTAATGGTAAAAGAAATGGTACATACTTTGAGATTGGTGCAGCAGATCCATTCTATGGTAGTAACTCAGCTCTTCTAGAAGAATTTGGTTGGACCGGTACATCTTTAGAGATAAAAGAAGAAGAGGTACTTAAGTTTAATGCTGTTAGAAAAAATAAAGCAATACAAACAGATGCTACACTGTACAACTATTCAACACTTAAAGGGCACATTGATTATTTACAGGTAGACTGTGAGCCACCAAAAACAACATTTGAGATCTTAAAGATGATTCCATTTGAGCAATGTACATTTGGTGTAATTACATTTGAACATGATTACTATGCAGATGTAACAAAATCATACAGAGCTTTATCAAGAAACTATTTACTATCTAAAGGGTATGTTCTTGTTGCAAGTAATATTGCTCCAGATGAAACCAGTGCTTATGAAGACTGGTGGGTGCATCCTAAACATGTTGATTCAGAAATCATTAAGATTATGCTGAATGCAGATGACTCAACTAAAAATGCAGAGAGATACATGCTAGGAATGTTATAATTTTTTTGTATATTATATGTATGAAGCACATACATATGCCACGTATTAATTTTTCAACCATATTACAGGTATGTCTTGTTGTGATGTGCCTGTTCTTACTTTTAAGAAAACCTACACAGGTATATCCAGTTAGTAATCAAAAAGTAATTGAAAAAAGAATTGAAGGTAAAGAGACTATAATTAAAGAGCAGGGAAAGGTAATTGATAACAGTGAACAGTTTATTGAAGAACTCAATGCTGGTTTATTAGATTTACATTCTCAGTTAGATAAGGTAAAAAATTCTAAAGATACCTTTAACATTGTCCAGATTCAGGACACAATGATTCATGTACTATACCGTAGAGATAAAGAAAAGGATGTTATTATAGCAGCCCAGGATACTATTATCCAAGCGCAGAGATACATTATCAATGCTAAGGATACTATTATAGCAACTAAAGACTTTGATCTAAAGAGAATAAAAAGACAGAGAAACATTTCTATTCTATTGAATGGATTATTAACAACAGGATTAATTATAAAATAATGGAAATAGCACAGTTAGTTCAATGGGGACTTATTGCAGTAACAGGAGTACTTGGTTACTTTTTAAGAATGATCCATACGGATGTTAGAAATAACACAGAAAGCCTAGGCAAACTTAAAGGTAAAATTGAATTGGTAGAACAAGAATCAAGACTTAAGTATCAAGCAATTCAAGAACAAACTCAGTTAGAAATTAAGAACCTAGCAAGAACTGTAGGTGAACTATCTGATGCAGTTAAACAATTAATATTACAAAGATAATGGATACAACAGCAGTAGAAACCACAGCACCAGATTTTGGTGTATTTGGACAGCTAGCAGACTACGGTCCGCTAGGTTTAGCAGTATTAGCTCTTGGATATGTTGCTTGGTTATTTATCAAGAGATATCTTGATGATAATAAGAAGATGAAAGAGGAGCTTGAAGAAAAGAAAGTAGTAAAGAGAAAAACTAAGAAGTAATGTCATTCGGTCCCTTTGAAGTATTAACACAGTACGGAGTATTAGGCTTTGCTGTCTTAGCACTGGGTTATTTATGCTGGATGTTTTTAAACAAACTACTCAAAAGTGAGGAAGAATTAAAAGCAAGAGTAGAGGAGCTAGAAGGTGATTACAGAGATGATCTAGAAAAGAAACTAGAAGAAAGCACTGAGAGCTCAAAAAGTCTAAAAGAAACTGTGTTGATGCTATTTGGTAAAGTTAAAAAATGAAAAAGAAACTTCTTATAGTTGGAGCATTGTTTATCACAATTGTGGTAATACAAATATTTTCTAGCGGTACAGAACACGTTGTTGTTGTAGAAGATAATATACAACTTACCGGAGAAAATAAACAACTTACTACAGCAAATAAGAAACTTACCAATAGTGTTAATCAACTAAAAGCTGAGAACCAAGAATTAGTAACAGATAAAGCTAATCTTGAGAATATGGTAGCAGAAGTCATAGGAGACTTAGATAGTACAAAGTCTATAGTAAAAGACATCAAAAAAGAATTAGCACATGAAAAGGATGTTAATGTTAAGCAGTCTACTGGTGACCAGTTTGATTTTCAGCCAATCAAACTACCCCTTGAAGACGGTAATCAAAGGTGATAGTGTAGTAATCTTGACTGTTAAACAGGCAGATGACATTAATAATATTTTTGAATCTCAGAAAGCTAAAATAGCAGCACTTAAGTTAGACATTGCAACTAGAGACAGCTTACTTGCAATTAAAGAAATAGAACTAATAGAGAAAATACAGGTCATAGATAACTTTGTTTTTGATACAGTAATTGCAAAGAGATTAGATATAATAGAACATTGGTTACTAGATGCAGGTATTAACTCTACCTGGATTTATTACTCATGGAAAGATACAATACTTTATGCTGTAGATTTAAGTCAGTATAAAGTAAGAAAGGATGATTACACCGGAGATCTAATATTTTTTAGATGTGAAGATGTAATTATTCCTTATGAAGATCAGGATGAACCACCAAAGGGGTGGGAAACTGATATAGTTAAACCAAGGAGACCTAAGGTAACTAAGGTTCCTTTAAAAATGTAATTATGAAAAAATTATTTAGAGAATTAATCAGTGATGATAACCAAATTAATGAACAAGCATTTGTAGGGGTAATATCATTCTTTGCAATGGTGTTTGTACTATTTGTAGATGTAATTACAGGTATTATAGGCAATGAGCTTGTTATAAAAGAATTTATCTTTGATGGGTTTATGTTACTTACTCTAGGTGCATTTGGTATTACAACTGCCGGACGCATCATGAGTTTAAAAAACAAAGTAAAGAAAGAAGAGACTTCAGAAGAAGTAGTAGATTAACCATATAAAACAAACACAATGCAATTAAGTAAAAATTTAGCACTTGCAGAAGTAACAAGAAGTGAGACTGCAAAAAGAAGAGGAATTAGCAACATGCCTACACCAGAGCATATTGAGAACTTCAAAAAATTGGCTGAGAACATCTTTCAACCAATCCGTGACCATTTTGGTGCACCTATTCATTTAAGTTCAGGATACCGCTCTGCTGCATTAAATAAGGCAGTAGGAGGAAGTTCTAGTTCACAACATTGTAAAGGTGAAGCTATTGATATTGATATGGATGGTACAGCAATTACCAATAAACAAATCTTTGACTTTATTAAAGCTAACTTAAACTTTGACCAACTTATCTGGGAATTTGGTACAGATGCCAATCCTGATTGGGTGCATGTATCTTACAACTCTGATGGTGCACAACGTAAGCAGATTCTTAAAGCAGTTAAAGCAGGTGGTGCTACTAAATATCTTCCACTTAAATAATAAGGTATGAAGTTCAGAAACGGCTGGGATAGTTATACAAAGCAGTGGGATAAGTTTGCAATTAAGCTAAGAGTATCTTTTATTGATGTACTCTCTGTTGAAATTGATATTTCTAGAAGCTTTTACTTACTTACTATCTTAAACTTTACTATTAAAAATAGGTAATCATGATACATAGTAAAAATCAAATAATCAGATCAATGAAAAGCTACCAAGAAGGTGGTGCTTCAGATGACTCTTGTATGGAAGAATACATTGGTGCTGATGGTAAAAGAAGAAAGAGAAGAAAACAGAAATGCAATGCTGGTAAAACAAAAAGAGTTAAAAGTAGTGGATCAAGCACAACAGGACGTGATGTAATATTAGGTCTTGCTGCTGGAGCTGCTGCTGGATTGGGCTTAAAGAAAATGTTAAACCAACAAAAGAAAGGTGGAGCTGTAAAAAGAACTGCTAAGAAAAAATAATACACTTAAACTACTATAGTCCAGGTACTTTCTGTGCCTGGATTTTTTATTTAAACAATATACATTTAAACTTATTTTGTATATTTGTTCTAAACCAAAAATTAATTATTATGGAAAACCAACAAGAAAGAGAGTTTACAGCTGAAGAGTTGGCTGCTCAAAAAGAACAAATGCTTCAATTCTATACTGATTCTTTACCTTACTTAGAAGCACAACTTAAGTATGAAGAAGTTCTTATGAAGATTGATGAAGTAAGATATAAGAGAACACACATTCAGATGCAGTATGCTATGATGGCTCAATCTCAACAAGAACAAGAACTAGGACCAGAAGATGAGTTGGAAGAAGAAAGAGGTTCTGATAATGATATTGATAAAGAACCTTCTATGCCTGAGCAGGGTAAAAGAAAGCTCAGAAAAGGATAGTCATGGCTATAGTTAATCAAGTACAGAAAAGAGTAAAAATGCCTAAATGGGATCTGGTCAAGTATCAGATCCTAACGCATTGTTACATTAATAAACTTTCTCTAAGTGAATCTGACTTGAATTGTTTAACACTATTAAGCTTTAACCAACCGGTTGAACTAACAGACTTCTGTTATGATGCTTCTTCAGAAGAAGGTTGGATCTTTAAATCACCACAGACTGTAAGGAATTCTATAAACAAAGCAGAGAAGATAGGACTTGTAATAAGAAGTGATGATAATAAAAAGTCTATAATATTAAATCCAAATATGATGGTACAAACAGAAGGTACCGTTTTGTTAGACTTTAAGTTTTTAGGTACAGATTCTCAAGCAGTTGAATAGATGAATCCTAAAAAATCTAGTACTCTATACAAGGAAGTTTCAGAAGAACTAAATGTTTTAGAAAGCCTTGTTGGTGATATGGTAGAGTTTTACTATAAAGATCTTAGAAGTCAGTTAAGTAGTCTTAAGCATCCAAGAATAAATGTAGAAGGTTTAGGTCAGTTTGTTATAAAACAAAAACTGGCAGAAGTTTATATATCAAAATTAACTAAGATGCTTCCTACTCATGATGTATCAACCTTTAGAGCATACCATAATAAAAAAGCTATGGAAGAAAAGCTTCAGTTATTAAATGATGTGTCTGTAAAGATTGAACAGGAAAAGAAGAGAAAAGAAGAATTTACTAAAAATAAAAATAATGAAAGCAGCACTCAGAGCAATTTGGGAGAACAAGACTAAGATCATTGAAGGCATTAAGAACTCAGTTATTAGAGATGAGTTTGTAGAAGATGTTGCCCGCATGAGATATGATGTCTGTGATGAATGCCCAAGTAAGGGAAAGAAATGTGCAGTAAAAGGTACAGCTCCATGTTGTAATGAATGTGGATGCTCATTAACTTTTAAAACAAGATCTCTTTCTTCAGAATGTCCTCTTGGTAAGTGGCAAGCAATTGCTACAGAAGAGGAAGAAGATAAACTAGACCAATTATGAGCATAGTATTTAACGCAGATGATCACAGTTATGTTAGTGTAGATCCAAATGATCAGATCAAATGGACTAGTGTAACAACATTAATCTCAAGTTTAAAGAAACCTTTTGATGCAAAAAAAGTAGCAGAGAGAGTAACTAAAAGCAAGAGATCAAAATGGTATGGTGTAGAACCCAAGCTTATTGTGCAGATATGGGATAATGAAGCTACCAGAGCTACTACACTTGGTACATTCTATCATAACCAAAGAGAATCTGACTTATGTTCATTTGCTTCTATAGAAAGAGAAGGGGTAACAGTACCAGTATTTAAACCCTATGAAGGAGAGAATGGTTTAAAAATAGCACCCCTACAAAAATTAGAACCAGGCATATATCCTGAACATATGGTCTATCTCAAGTCAGCAGGCTTGTGTGGCCAATCAGATTTAGTTGAAGTAGTCAATGGTAGAGTTAATATTATTGACTACAAAACTAATAAGGAAATCAAAACAGAATCTTTCAAGAACTGGGAAGGTATGTCAGAGAAAATGCTTGATCCAGTGCAGCATTTAGATGATTGCAACTTTAACCACTATGCTTTACAGTTGAGTGTTTATATGTATATTATATTAAAGCACAACCCTAAATTACAAGCTGGAAAGATATTTATACATCATATTACATTTGAAGTAGATGGTGAAGATAAATATGGTTATCCAATATCTAAACTAGATGCAAATGGTGAACCTATTGTTAAAGAAGTTATTCAGATGCCGGTACCTTATTTATATGATGAAGTCATTTCAATAATTAACTTTATGAAAGAGTTCCCACACTTAATTAAAAAGAAATGATTGTAAGACTATTTGATGTTCAGAATGGTAAAGTAATTCCTACAGAACATTGTTATACACTTAAAGCACTTAAAGATGTCATGGATAACTATCCAGATGATTATCTTAAAGTGTATCTATATCTCTTCTATATGACATGTCCTAACCCGGATATGAATCCTTTTTTTCATACTCCAGAAGTAGATAAAGAACATATTATATTAAAAGAGATAGAAGCAGAATTCTCTACAGAGGATGATGATATACATACAGCTCTCTTATTCTGCCAGAGAATGTATGAGACTCCTACATCTAGAGCATACAAAGGTATGGCATCTATGTTAGATAGATTAGCTAGATATATGGAAACTACCCAGATTACTGCAGGTAGAGATGGAAATATTAATTCATTAGTAGCTGCAGCCAAAAACTTTGATCAGATTAGAGCATCATTTAAAGGAGTCTATAAAGATCTTCAGGATGAACAATCTAGTAAAGTAAGAGGTGGAATCGGAATGGCATATGACCAATAACTATGAGTGAAATCTATCAAGACATACCAACCTATGATAACGGACAATGGACAACCACAAACTTTGACTCCAGAGAGGACTTCAGCAACTTCATATTTGGAGTTTTCAAGGAACCTGGTAAGTACGGCTTCAACGACACTACTAATCAGATATTTATATCAGAGTCCAACAAGTTTAGAAGTGATGGAGTATATTGCACAGCCCCCTTTAAGTCTAAGGACTTTGTAAACTATTGGGATGACCAAAAGCAAAAATGTAGAAAAGGTATTATTGTAAAAGATAGTACTAACACATGGTTTCTTGCAAGAGAGTACTACATGTGGCTAAACTTCTTACCAATCTTTGATAAGGAACAACAAAAGTTTGACTTTGCAAAAATCAGGGATGCACAGTATCACATGGCTCTTTATGAACTACTAGCAGAGTTAAACTATAAACATGTAGGTATTCTAAAGAAACGTCAGATTGCATCTTCATACTACCATATGGGTAAACTTATAAACCAGCAATGGTTTGAACCCGGAGTTACTCTCAAGATTGGTGCATCACTTAAGGATTATATAAATGAGAAAGGTTCATGGAAGTTCTTACAAGAATATGCAGCATTCTTAAATGAGCATACAGCATGGTATAGACCTATGTCTCCAGACAAGGTAATGATGTGGCAACAGAAGATTGAGGTAAGAAAAGGAGATAGAAAAACAGAAGTTGGTCTCAAGGGTACTATACAAGGTATGTCATTTGAGAAAGATCCAACAAATGGTGTAGGGGGTCCAGTAAAATACTTCTTCCATGAGGAGGCAGGTATTGCTCCAAAGATGGATCAGACATATGAGTATATGCGTCCAGCCATGAGATCAGGTATGGTTACTACAGGTATGTTTATTGCAGCCGGATCTGTGGGTGACTTGTCTCAGTGTGAACCACTAAGAGACATGATCTTGAATCCACTTTCAAAAGATATTTATGCAGTTGAAACTGATCTTATTGATGAAAAAGGTACTACTGGTTTGTCAGGATTGTTTATTCCTGAGCAATGGTCAATGCCTCCCTATATTGATGACTTTGGTAACTCTCTTGTAGCTGAAGCTCTAGAAGCTTTAGATAGACAGTTTGAGCAGTGGAAGAAAGAACTTAATCCAGAAGATTACCAACTTAGGATATCTCAGCACCCAAGAAATATTAGAGAAGCATTTGCACATAGATCTGTATCTTTATTTCCTACTCACTTGGTTGCTGCACAGCAGAGAAGAATTGAAGAGAAAGAATATGCTTATGAGTTCTTAGATATCTTTACTGATGATACTGGTAAAATTACTGTGAGATCTACAGATAAACAACCTATTAAAGAGTTTCCGGTATCTAAGAAGCTAGAAGATAAAACTGGAACACTTGTAGTATGGGAGAGACCAATTAAAGATCCTACATTTGGTCAGTACTATGCTTCTATTGACCCCGTGTCAGAAGGTAAGACTACAACATCAGAATCACTCTGCTCTATTTATATTATGAAAGCTCCTGTAGAAGTAACTAAAGTTACTATGGGAGAAACAGAAACATACATAGAACCAGATAAGATTGTAGCTGCTTGGTGTGGTAGATTTGATGATATTAACAAGACTCACCAAAGACTAGAGTTAATTATAGAGTGGTACAATGCCTGGACAGTAATTGAGAATAACATCTCATTATTTATCCAGTACATGATATCCAGAAAGAAACAGAGGTATCTTGTACCTAAGAGTCAGATCATGTTCTTAAAAGATCTTGGTGCAAATGCTAATGTATTCCAGGAGTATGGTTGGAAAAACACAGGCACATTATTTAAAGCACACTTGTTAAGTTATACTATTGAGTACTGTAAAGAAGAACTAGATGTAGAAACTAAAACAGATGGTACTATTGTACGGACTAAGTACGGAATAGAACGTATTCCAGATCCTATGTTGCTTAAAGAAATGCAAGAATATGCAGATGGTGTCAACGTGGATAGACTTGTTTCATTTGCAGCCCTAGTTGCATTCATGAGAATACAGCAAGCTAACAGAGGTTACTCTAAGAGAGTTATCATGGATGATGCTTCTAAAAACTTGCAAAAGTCAAATAATTTGTTTAAATTAAATAGAACCCCGTTCCGTCATATGGGACAGGGGTCTAAAGTTATTAATGGGCAAGTTTTTAATAAGTCAGCTTTTAAAAACTTTAAATAGTAGATATGCAGGTATATAATGCTTTACAATTAAAAAAGGGTGCTAAGGTTGAGCAAAACAGACTTGGTAGTGTTATGCAACCACTTCAGTTCGTACCTGAGAAAGAGAAGGACGATGAGTGGGCAGCCTGGAACTTAGACTGGTTAGAATGGAACGGTCTAAAACAAATCCGTAGAAATGCCCGCAAGTTAATGAAGAACTACAAACTTGCAAAGGGTATCATTGATAGAACTGACTATATTATAGAAGAGAACAATGAGTACAAAGATGTTGTAGAGCTACTTACTAAAGATGATCCCTCAGTACTAGAACTAAAGTTCTATCCCATTATTCCAAATGTTGTTAATGTTCTTGTAGCTGAATTTGCTAAGAGATCTACTAAGCTTACATATAGAGCTATTGATGAGCATTCATATAATGAGATGCTTGAGCAAAAAAGACAGATGGTAGAAGATGCTCTTATGGCTGATGCTCAGATGAAGATTGTTACTGCTCTTATTGAGCAGGGTTTAGATCCAGAATCAGAAGAAGCACAAGCAGAACTTGCTCCAGAAAAACTTAAAACACTTCCTGAAATTGAACAATTCTTTAAAAAGAGTTATAGATCAATGGTTGAAGAATGGGCAACCCACCAACATAAAGTAGATGTTGAGAGATTTAGAATGGATGAACTTGAAGAAAGAGGCTTCCGTGATATGCTCATTACAGATAGAGAGTTCTGGCATTTCCATATGATGGAAGATGATTATGAAGTAGAACTTTGGAATCCTGCTGTTGTATTTTATCACAAATCTCCAGATGCAAGATATATTTCTCAAGGTAACTGGGTAGGTAAGATTGACATGCTCACTGTATCTGATGTTATTGATAAGTATGGATATATCATGACAGAAGAACAACTTGAGGCACTTGAAGCAATTTATCCTATTAGATCTGCAGGTTATAATATTGGTGGACTACAGAATGATGGTGCATTCTATGATGCTACCAAAACTCATGACTGGAATACCAATATGCCATCACTTGCATATAGACAATATACTTCTGCTGTAGCAGGTTCGGTACTTCAGTCAGGTGATATTATAAACCAGATCTTATCACAAGGAGAAGACTACTTTGATCAAGGTACAGCATTCTTACTTAGAGTAACAACAGGTTATTGGAAGTCTCAGAGAAAAGTTGGACACCTAACTAAAGTAACTGATACAGGAGAAGTATTAACTGAAATTGTTACTGAAGCTTATAAAGTAATTGACAAACCAGTATATGATACAAGACTCTTTAAGAATAAGACAAGAGATAATGTAATCTTTGGAGAACATATTGACTGGATCTGGGTAAATGAAGTTTGGGGTGGTATTAAGATTGGTCCAAACTTACCTTCATTCTGGGGTATGAATAATCCTGGTGGATTCTCTCCAATTTATATTGGTATACAGAATAACCATATTGGTCCACTTAAGTTCCAGTTTAAAGGTGATAACTCATTGTATGGTTGTAAACTACCAGTAGAAGGTTCCGTATTCTCAGATAGAAATACTAAGTCTACTGCTCTCATTGACTTAATGAAACCATACCAGATTGGATACAACATTGTAAATAATCAGATTGCAGATATCTTAGTAGATGAACTTGGTACTGTAATCATGCTTGACCAAAATACTTTACCTAAACACTCACTTGGTGAAGACTGGGGTAAGGGTAACTATGCTAATGCATATGTGGCAATGAAGAACTTCCAGATTCTTCCTCTTGATACTTCTATTACAAATACAGAGAATGCATTAAACTTCCAGCATTTCCAGAAACTAGATCTAGCTCAGACAGAAAGATTAATGTCAAGAATTCAGTTGGCTAATCACTTTAAGCAACAAGCATATGAAGTAATTGGTGTTAACCCACAAAGAATGGGACAACAGTTATCTCAGATGACTGCTACTGGAGTAGAACAAGCTGCTGCTGCATCTTATGCACAGACAGAGATATTCTTTATCCAACACTGTGATTATCTAATGCCTAGAGTACACCAAATGCGTACAGACCTAGCTCAGTATTATAACTCAACTAAACCATCTGCAAGACTTACATATATTACAGGTGCAGATGAAAAAGTAAACTTTGAAATTAATGGTACTGATCTCTTAATGAGAGATCTTAATATTTTCTGTAGCACTACTGCAAACCATAGAGCTGTTCTTGAACAGTTAAAATCAATGGCTATGCAAAACAATACTACTGGTGCATCTATCTATGATCTAGGTAAAGTTGTTCAATCTGAATCTGTAGCTGAACTTAGTACAGCACTTAAAGATTCTGAAGAAAAACAACAAGCTCAGAAACAACAAGAAATGCAACAGCAACAAGAAATGCAGCAACAACAAATTCAGTCTCAACAACAAATTGAGAAGATGAAACTTGATGCTCAAGCTATGGAGAAAGAAAAAGATAGACAAAGAGATATCTTGGTTGCAGAAATTAGAGCAGCTGGTTATGGTTCTATGGTTGATGTAAACAAGAACATGCAATCTGACTATGAAGATGCTATGAAAGACATCAGACAGTCTGAACAATATCAACAACAAACAGATCTTCAAAGAGAGAAACAATCTAATGAAAACATGAGACAATCTCAGAAGATGGATCTTGAGAGACAGAAGTTACAAACTCAGAAAGAAATAGCAGATAAACAACTACAAGTAGCAAGAGAAAATAAAAATAGATTTGATAAAAAATCTTCTGAAAAGAAATAGATAATGGCTAGCTATATAGTCCAAAAAATTATCATTCCTATTTTAAATATTTGAAGTTTAATTTGTATATTAAATTATAAACAAAACCAACAGTAATGGAAGAAACCAACAAAAAACCTGAAGATCAGGTCCAAGACTCTACAACGGTAGGTCAGGTAGATGTAAACATTGATGAACTATTTGGAATGCCTGGGGCAGAAAACGTAATGTTACCCTCAGATAATGATAGTTCAGATGATAGTCCAAAGTCTGTGTTTTCAAAACCACAGGATTTAGACACCACGTTCCTTGACAAAACAGATGATAGTTCTGATGCACCTGCACCAGTATCTGCAAAACAAGTTGATGAAGCAATTGCTCAACTTGATGACATGATTAGTCAAGAAGAAGAAACTGGTAACAAAGGAAGACCTAAAGTAGATAAGTCTGGTCTTTCTGAGTTAGCTCTAAAGATGATTGAAGAAGGTACACTTATTCCCTTTGATGATGACAAACCATTAGAAGAATATACTACTAAAGACTTTAGAGAACTATTTGAAGCTAACTTCCAAGAAAGAGAGAATAAAATTAGACAAGATACTCCAAGAGAGTTCTTTCAATCTCTTCCTGAAGAACTTCAAGTAGCAGCTAAATATGTAGCTGATGGTGGTACAGATTTAAAAGCTCTTTTTAGAACTCTAGCAGAGGTAGAAGAAGTAATTGATCTTGATCCAACTAATGAGTATGATCAAGCAGAGATTGCAAGACAATACTTATATGCTACAAGATTTGGTTCTCCGGAAGAAATTGAAGCAGAGATCAATGACTGGGCTGATATGGGTAAACTAGAGCAGAAAGCTAATCAGTTTAAACCAAAGTTAGACAGAATGCAAGAAGAAGTAGTAGCTAGAAAACTTGCAGAACAAGAGCACAAAAAAGAACAACAAGCTCAACAAGCAAGAGTATATACTGAGAATGTATACAACACTCTTGTTTCAGGAGAACTAAATGGAATTAAACTTGATAAGAAAACTCAGAGTATGTTATACTCAGGACTAGTACAACCAAGTTATCCATCTATCTCCGGAAGACAAACTAATCTATTAGGACATCTTCTAGAGAAGTATCAGTTTGTAGAACCAAGACATGATTTAATTTCAGAAGCTCTTTGGTTACTTTCTGATCCAGAAGGATACAAAGGTAGAATTAAAGAACAAGGTTCTAAGGCAGCTGTAGAGAAAACAGTTAGACAACTTAAAACAGAAGAGGCAAGAAAAATTACTTCTTCTTCAATACAGGAGTCTGATGAACCAAGAAGAGCGGGTAATAAACCGCAAAGAACCATCTCAAGACAGAACAATCTGTTCAAGAGATTTTAATTAGTAACATTTAAATAAATATATACAATGGCAACTCCAGTAATGAACAATGGTATATTCCTCAGGGATACCGCTTACAATGCAAGTTCCCATGTGGATTCTTACCACTTGGTGAATATGCTGAAAGATGCAGAGCCAATGGACCTTGGTCCAGTGGATCTATGGGCTATGGCTCAAAAAGTTGAAATGCCTCTTTATCAGATGTCTTCATTTGGTGGCAAAAATGTTATCATGGTAGATAACGCACGTGGGGAATACAGATGGCAAACTCCGGTTTCTATTGACCTTCCTTACATTGTTGAGGATATTGAACCAAGCAATAACTACAAAGGTATTGATGGTACTACATTCCGCATCAAACTTAACAAAAGAGAATTTGGACATGGTGATATCATCACTTATGACAAATACAATGGTGTTGAGATGTACATCACACAAGAAGATATTCTTCCATTAGGTGATGGCTTTATCTATACTGTTCAACTTGTAAACAATGATAACTATAAATATCTTGATGACAAGTACTTAGCTAACGGTACTAAAGTATTCCGTAAAGGTTCTGCACGTGGTGAGTATGGTGAGAGATTCTCTGACATCATCACTAATGCAGGTTTCCGTGAGTTCTACAACTACGTAGGTGGTGCAGAAGCTCACGTTCACTATTCTATCTCTAGCCGTGCTGACTTGATGATCAAAGGTGGAATGAATGCAGATGGTTCAGTTCCTGTAACTGAGATCTGGAGATCATTTGACAAAACTATGGATCCATCAATCACTTCTTTGGAAGACATGGTTAAAGTAATGGGTAAAGACTCTGTTAAAAAAGCATTTGACAATGGTAACTTGTCACGTACTTTCTTAACAAACATGGAAGCAGCTCACTTGAGCAAAATTGCAACTGACATTGAGACTTACTTAATGTGGGGTCATGGTGGTAGAGTTCGTCAAGATGGTCCAGATGATGTTAGATTGTCTGTGGGTCTTTGGAAGCAGTTGGATAACTCATTCAAAAGAGTATACAACAAAAATAACTTCACACTTGACTTGTTCCGTTCTGAGATCTACAACTTCTTCAATGGTAAAGTTGAATTCCAAGGTCCAGATCCAAAACGTAGCCTAGTTGTACAAACTGGTATGGGTGGTATGCGTATGGTTAATGAGGCTATCAAACAAGAGGCTATCTCTTCTGGTCTTCTTATCCAGGCTGCTGACATCGGTGCAATCACTGGTAAAGGTATGGACTTGAACTTTGGTTTTGCATATACTTCATATGTAATCCCATTCTTGGCAAATGTTAAGTTTGTTCTTAACCCAGCATTTGACAATGTTCATACAAATGATATTGAGAACCCAATCATTGATGGTTTCCCATTATCTTCTTACTCATTCATTATCTTTGA